GAGGCGAAGAATTCCAAGGAAGCGGGATTCGACGTGCTCTGCAACTTCATGGATGCACAGATGTCCAAGACGGTTCTGGGCCACACCTTATCCACGGATGCCTCGGACAAAGGGTCGTATGCGGCTACGCGCGGCGCCATGTCCGTCCGGACCGATATTGGTGTCCGCGACACCAAGATGATCAAGGCGATCATTAACGATGTCATCAACTTAATCCTAATCCGTAATGGTTTTACAAACGTATCGAGACCTTCGGCCCGTCCATTCCATGAGAACGAGGTTGAGCTGGAACGCGCCTCTCGTGACGAGGCTGTCAACCGTGTCGGTGTGCGGTTCAGTAAGGAGTACTTCATGCGCGTCTATGGTTACGAGGAAGGCGACATCACGGAAGTGATTGATCCGATTCAGGCTGCGGCGGACCTGGCTGAGAAGAATGCGGCACGCGCTGCGGAGGTGGCGGAGAAACAGGCCGCCAGGGATGCGGAACTCGCAAAAGCGAACCAGACGACCGGCATCAAACCCGGGAAGGAAACGAGCAACACACCGGGCGGTCTGAAGAATAAGACCAAGACCGGAGAGAAATAGGAGGAATTATGGATACTTACCCTATCGAGGTTTTTAAAGCCGGGACTCATACAGCGATGAACGGAGTTACGAAGACTTACTCCGTCGCGGACCTCGAGGCCATTGTGGCCGCATACAACGGGCAGACGGAGCGAAAAGCGCCGTTGGTCCTTGGCCATCCGGAACTGGACTCCCCGGCATACGGATGGGTGGAATCCCTGGCGGTACAGGGCGAGAAGATGATCGCCTACATCAGCCAGGTCCAGGACAAGGTGAGAGAGGCGGTCAAGGCAGGAATGTTCAAGACCGTATCGATCGCCCTGTTTGCAGATAACATTTTGCGACATATCGGCCTGCTTGGCGCCGCACCCCCGGCTGTTGCGGGGTTGGCTCCGGTTCAGTTTTGCGAACGGATCGCGTTCGCGGAGGACCAGGAATTCGTTGAGTACGCATGGGCGACCGACGAATGGCGGATGCCGACAGTCGCAAGTCTTATGCGGGGGATCCGCGACTTCGTAATCGCGAAGTTCGATCTGGCGACGGCTGATTCCGCTCTCCCCTCGGATCATATCGATCGGCTAACCGACATGCCCTCTCAGGTCTACGTCCCGGATGCAGACGCAGAGGCCAAAGCACTCTATTCCCAAAAACAGAAGGAGGAAGAACAAATGGAAATCAAAGAGTTGGAAGATAAGTTTGCACAGATGGAACTTCAGTTCGCGGCCCTCACTGCGGATAATCAGGTCCTTAAGACTCAGCTCGCGGAAACGCAGAACGAGGTTGTTCTGACTAAAGCCAAGGGCGCCGTCGACATGGCGACCGTGGAATTCTCCGCGTTTGTGGACGGCCTGATTCGTGACGGCAAGGTCCTGCCGGCTGAGAAGGAGTCCCTCACGGCGGAATTCGCGGACACCTTCCGCGCGAATTCGCAGATCCAGTTCGCGGATGGCGAGTCCACCCTGGTGGACAAGTTCAAGACCCGGCTTTCGAGCCGTCCCGTTACGGTGAAGATTCCCCAGGCAGCTTTCGCGACCCCGCAGGACGCTGCCCCTGTGGACATGAAGGACATCCCGATGGCATTCGCTGCGGTGGCGAAGCAGGTGGATCTGGCGTCGATGACTCTGGATTCGCAGATCAACGCGTACGCGGCCGAACATAAGGTGAGCTACGAAGTGGCCGCCAAGCATTTCGGAGCCGGAATGTAATCACGGCCTTTGGCCTTAACGATACGAAAGTATGGAACATTAGGAGGACAACATGACTATCGCAACTTTTCAGAACGAACGTCCTACCAACATTATCACCAGATTGGCCGGCCACGACGATGTCACGGCAAGGCGGTTTGTGGGTGTTGATGGGTCCATGTGTTTACAGGGCGGTCGCGCCCTGGGCGTTTCCAAATTGGATGGTCTCGAAGGAGCAGAGATTTCCGTCATCACGGAAGGTACGGCGCTGGTAACTGCCGGTGAACCTCTCGCGGCCGGTGTGCAGGTCACATCGAACGGCGTTGGGAAGGCAGTCAATGTCTCTGGCGGGGAATACGTCAACGGCGTGACCCTGAATGCCCAGTTGGTGGCCGGCGAGCTGGTCGAGATTGCCTTTGGCGGTTCGATGGCTGTGACGGCTGCGGCCGGAATTACCACGACTGACAACGACAACGACAACGACAACGACCACCACGCTGTAGGAACTTGATCCATAGGAGGACGCCATGAGCGTTTTAAAGTACCAAACTGAACGCCCGATCAACATTATCACGAGGTTAGCCAACGACAGAGGAAATGTTTTTGCGCGCACCTTCGTGGGTGTGGACGGTGACACATGTAGTCAGGGCTCTCGCGCCCTTGGTGTCGTGCTTGAAGATGCCCTGGATGGCCTGGAAATGGCCGTCATTGTGCGGGGTACCGCACTGGTTTATGCCGGCGAACCACTGGCGGCTGGTGCGCAAGTGACCTCGAACGCGCTCGGTCGAGCGGTCAATGTGTCAGGCGGAGAATACGTCAATGGCGTAACTCTGAACGCACAAACCGTCACCGGCCAACTTGTGGAGATCCAGATTGGTGGATCGATGGCGGTAACGGCTGCACAAGGTTTAACTACCACGACATCAACGACGACCACCACGACAACCACCACGACGACGACGACTTTATAGCAACCCGATCATCCCTTGGATGGTCTTTACCGTAAGGAGGATTTTCACATGAATTATTTTGAAGCCATCACCGAAGGAATTTCGGTTCCCTTGACCAAACTGGCAGCCGGTTACAAGCCCACCGGTCTCATTGCTGATCAGGTTTTCCCCACTGTTGGCGCCGTCGCATCGAGTGGAACCATCCCGCTGTTCAGCTCCAAGGATGCATTCCGGATTTACGAGACGCTTCGCGCAAAGGGCGCTTACTCTAAGCGCGCCACCATCAGTCCGGACTCCTGGCTCTCCTATACGTGCCACGAGCACGACCTGGCTATTCCCCTCGATCAGCGCGAGCTTGACGAGCTGAAGGCTCTTCCCAGCGACTCCGTCCTCACGGCCCTGTTCAGCCTGGAGGATCG